AATTTTTCACATATGGTATAGTTAGTCATCTCTAACTGGTATATATTGTTAAATAATTAACACTTTAGTCCACTAAAGCCTTTGTTAAATTTTTCACATATGGTATAGTTAGTCATCTCTAACTGGTATATTGTTAAATAATTAACACTTTAGTCCACTAAAGCAATTGTTAAATTATTCACACACTTTAGCACTTCAAAGCATTAAAGCGCTTATATATGTAGTGTCGGGCGTTGCATGATTAGCCTGCACTTTACCGCATTAAAGAAAGTAGTGTCAAAATATTTTACCAATTTTTTCCATTTTTTCCCAATTTTTCCATTTTACCAATTTTTTCCATAAAGTAGTGTCAAACCGCCACTCACCTTGCCCATTTAGCAGTCCGTTTTATTGTACTATTGCCGTTTTATTGTACTATTGCCGTTTTATTGTACTATTGCCGTTTCTTCATCTAGCATTATACACTATGTAATAATCATTCCTAATTTTACAAAAAGTACAATCTGTATTATTGACTTTATACGGATTGTAAAGTACAATATAATCATAGGGAGCGAAGGGCACGAATGATGTTCCTAAGCCGTGGTCAGGCGCGTGAAGCGTTACGGATAGGTTTGCGTGACTGCTAGCTCATTTCCCTTCGCCACCCTTAACATGGTAGAACTCTTTAAGAGTAACGGAAAACTGGTCATTGGACGTTAATGGGGTTGTGCCCATTTCTACCGCCACGGTTCAAACTATGAGCTTCATCCGGTGCAAAAGCCATAGAGCCGCGCTAACACGCCTGTTAGCTTGATGGTTGCATAGGTTTGTCATTTCTCCTACTCCGCCATCCAAAAGGACAGTAGGTCGTGTCCTCGGCTAAATATTAACATAAAGGAGTGTATTACAATGTCAATGTGGTGGAACTTAAGGAACACATTATCTTATAATGCGCTCTTTAATTTTGTAGTTGGTTCTCGTGGTTGTGGTAAAACTTATGGCTTTAAGAAATGGGCTGCTGAAGATTTTATCAAGAACGGGAATCAATTTATTTATATTCGCCGCTATAAAACTGAAATGAATAAGAAAGCTAAAGAAAATTTCTGGGCTGCTGTTGCTCATGAATTCCCTGACCATGAGTTAAAGGGAACCCCAGAGGGAGCTTACTATATAGACGGTAAATTAGCTGGCCAAACTCGTTACATCTCAAGCGCTAAATCCGAAGAACTCCCGTTGGTTAATAAAATTTGCTTTGATGAATTTATCTCCATGGATGAAAGCCATCATGGTTATCTTAAAGATGAAGTCACATTTTTCTGTGAACTCTATGAAACTATTGCTCGTATGCGCAGAGTGGTTGTATTCTTCTTTGGCAATGCCGTTACATGGGCAAACCCCTATTTTACAGAATTTGATATTAAAAAGCCTACTAACAAAAAGCAAATTGCTACAACTAGAGAGGGCTTAGTCTTAATCCAAATTGTTAACAACGAAGAATACATTGAAGCAAAAGAGAAAACTGACTTTGGCCGTTTGATGAAAGGTAGTAAGTTTGGTAAATATGCCGTTCACAATGAATTTTATCTTGATAGTGTAGTTGGTATTGCTAAGAAAACTCCTGAAGCTAAATATCAGTTCGGTTTTAAGATTCATGATGACTATTTAGGTTTATGGGTAGACTTCTCTTCCGGTAAATGTTATCTTTCTAGGAAATACAGTCCAGGTAGTGGTGTGATTTATGCGTTGACAAATGATGACCATGATTATAACACCATTTTGATTGCGCGAACTCCACGTCCTAATTGGTTATTATATATAATTAAACAATATCGGTTGGGAGGTTTGTACTGTGAAGATGAAATAATTAGGCGATACCTGATGGACATTTTGAAGATTGTAGGTGTATAATGTTAGGAGTTGAGTTTATGCCCTTTGTAATTGTTCTTGGTTTTATTGCGTTTGACATTATCACAGGGTTGATTAAAGCAAAGCACGATGGTTCTTATAATTCCAGTATCATGCGTGAGGGTGGCTATCACAAGTGCATGGAAATTCTTGCACTGGTAGGTTCTTATGGTATTGAATACGCAATGCAATATGTTGACCTTGGTATCCAGATTCCCCTTGTAGGTTCCGTGGTTACTTATATTTGCATTATGGAGTTTATCAGCATTATGGAGAATATGTGTGCTGTAAATCCTGAACTTTCCGCCCTGTTTAAGCCTTATTTGGAAAAACTTAAAGGAGATGAAGAAAATGAGGAAAGCAAACGGTGATGTTCTTTTCTGTTGGCCTTTAGAGAAGCACACTATCACAGCTGGCTGGACATACAATGATGGTTCTGCACATCATGCTATTGACCTTCGTGCTTCTCCCTGCACACCTGTTTATGCAGCAGAGGATGGTGTAGTAAATCAGGTACAGAGCTGGGATGGAAGAACTAAATCCGGGATGCAGTCTTATGGCAACATGGTTAGAATTAGGCATAACAATTATAATGGTTCTAAGCTGGAAACACGCTATGCGCACCTTAAAGAGTGTCTCGTCAAAAACGGTCAACACGTTTACGAAGGTCAGCTTATTGGGTATTCTGGCGCAACTGGTAATTGCTATGGCGCACACCTTCATTTTGAAGTAATTTATCATGATTGTCGTGTTAATCCTTTGAATTGGTTGGATAGCAATTTTTGTTGTGCAACGCAGACAGTAATTAAACATCTTGGTAGTTATACTTCGGTTCCCAGAGAATCTACTAAAGGTGACTACATTAAGATTCATGCAACTGGCGTTGATATGCAAGCAATTATTGCCCTCTGTGAGAATCTTAAACTTACTTATGAACGGAGTAACAAATAATGAAAACACGCGATGAAATTTCTGCAATGCTTGGTGGCTTTGTCGATGCTAAACCTGATGAACAGGGAACTCTGATTGCTGGCGTTCTTGATGAATTTGACGAATGTCGCAACGAAGCAGAACAATTTAGTAAAGGTTGTCCAGATGGTGCATCTAATTGGCATGAAGCTTATGATAATCTGCGCAAAGATTATGTCAAAGCATTTCTGAATGATGACAATAAGCCTAATGACGATTATCAGAGGCCTAACGGCAATACAATTAGCATTGATGAAGCTGCACAGGCTTTTGTCAAGGAAATGTTTGGTAGAAAGTAAGGTGATAAGTTATGAGTAGACCATTTAGCTACAATGACGAAAATTTTACTGTTATTGGAAATGTATTGTATGTTCATTTCAAATATGAACAGGCTGCGGAACCCGGAACAATGTTGATTGAAATCCCTCCAGCAATTTGTGATAGGTTATTGTTTTTTTCAAGTTTCGGTATGACAGTGTTTAATGTGAAGAATTCTAATGCTGGTCAGGTTGTATTGGCCGTTATTGACCATGATAGTAAATACTATCTCACTAACAAAAATACTATCAGTGCTGGCGTTGGTAAATATATTTTTGGCACCTTTATGCTCAAAGACATTTAAGGAGTTGATGATTTTATGGCCTAGTCCTTCCGCAACCAGAATATGAGCACCCTCTCTAACGTTCTGGTTATCCACACTGTCTTAGATAAAGGTGGAACTGCTAGTACTACTGCATTTACAATTCCTAGTGAAGTAATGGCTCGTGTTATGAAAAACTGGTTACGGTAAATTTGTAGTTACCAATTCTATCCCCTGTCTGCGTGTAGTTCTTGCAGATGGTACTATTTCTAGTGCTAAAGTTACTTCCGCTGGCGTTGTAACTCTAACCGCTGCCGCTAAAGGCAAACTTATTATTGATGGCACTCTGGATATTGAGTGCAACTATTAAGAAAGGTAGGTAATTAAATTATGGCTTCGTCTGCTGCTGTTGGTATTATTAAGGCTGTATTTGGCAATGATGCTACTTTTGGTGGTGCTCCCAATATTGAAAACACTACTGAATCCATTAAATCCGCATGGACGTTTATCAATTCTTACGAACCTCGTTTAAACTATTTCTGTAATGCTCTGGTTGACCGTATTGGCCTGACCGTTATGCGTTACATTTCTTTTGAAGACCCTTGGCAGGTTTTTGATAAGGGTGTTCTGGGTACTGGCGCTACTGTTCAGGAAATTTATGTAATGATGCAGAAAGCAACCCCCTACTTCTCTGCTGACCGCGCTACTAATGATGAAGTTATGAAAGCTGAATTTGGTAGCGACCCTGCTGAGGTTTATACTGCTTACCATGCTGTGAACTCTCGTATTAAGTACAAGGTAACTGTCAACCGTGAAGCTCTGGAAACTGCTTTCATGAGTGAAGCTAACCTGTCTGCCTTTGTACAGAACATTATTGACCAGATTTATAAGCCCGCTGAACTGGATGCTTTCATCATGAAGAAGTACCTTCTGTATCAGCTGGTAAAGAACGGCAAGCTGAAGAAAGTAACTGTTACTGCTGTTACTGATGAAGCTTCTGGCAAGACTCTGGTTAAGAAGTTCCGTCAGATTTATGGCAAGATGAAGTTCATTTCTAAGGAATATAATGCTGCTGGTATTCCTATGAATACTCCGGCTGAACGTCTGTACACCATTGTTCCTGTTGATATTTCTGCTTCTATTGACGTTGATGTTCTGGCAAGCGCATTTAACATGGATAAGGCAGATTTCATGGGGCATCGTCTGGAAGTTGATAGCTTTGCTCTTAATGCGTATGAAGTGGAACGTCTGGAACACCTGCTTACTTGTAATGACCCCTCTAGCTCTGGTGCTGTCACTGTTGCAACTGGTGGCGATAAGACCTATACTCACGTTACCCCTGACGATGAAGATATGGTCGCTATTCAGGCACTTATGGTTGACCGTGATTTCTTCCAGGTTTATACTAAGCTGAACACCATGCGTGAAACTGACCTTGGCTCTACTCTGGATTGGAACTACTTCCACCATATCTGGCGTATCTATTCTGCATCTCCGTTCGCTAACGCTGTGCAGTTTACTACTAAAGATTAAACTTGACATTTTCTTGAGCCAATAGGCTTATCCTCCTAAGAACGTGGGGCGCGCATACGACATCACGCGTTGCTTATATGGCAGTTTACAAACAATGTATCACTGACCAAAGCACAATCAGAGTTTCAGCAGGTTATCCACATTATCCTGACGGTTCAGTTCATGGTGGTATTGACACGGTACACACAAATCATCAATCTTATGCACCAATGGCAGGTACGGTTGAAACAGCCCATACTTGGCAAGGTGGCACGACTGGTAACGATTCTTGGGGCAACTACATTGTAGTTAAAATGAGCGATAATAGCTATTGGCTTGCAGCTCATTTTGTTAGTCAGATTCATAGTGTTGGTGAAACAATTACTCGTGGTCAATATATTGGAGAACAAGGGCAAACAGGTAATGCTAGTGGTATTCATACGCATTGGGAATACTGGATAGGTGGTTATGGCACAGCTTATAGAACTGACCCCTCTGCTATTCTTGGTATTCCTAATGAAGTAGGTACATGGGATGTTGAATGGGATGCTACAAATCCACCAACACCACCTACCCCCACAACTAAACGTAAACTTCCAATTTGGATGATGTGTAAACCACCCTACAGATTTTGAAAGGAGCGTGTTCTCCTTGTCAGGCTTAATGCCTGTCATATTGGCTATCGCCAATACCGGAGTGTTGCTTAAACAGTCCACTGGACTGTTCATTTCCACCTTATACAAGTCTTTATGAAAGGAGTGGAAAAACACAAATTGCCAAATATGCAACTTTATATCTGTAAGGGTATCCCTACAGATAAAACCTATAATCATGTGCTTAGGTTTAAGTCTGATTCTTCTCGTTTTGCTTATTTCACTTCTAAATCCGTTCTTCATCTTACTAATTACACCTATCAGCGTTTAGACCGTTATCTGTCTGTTGGTGTTAATGCTGAAACGATTGAACCGTGTAATTATATTGTATTTCAGAACGCTGACTTTTCTGATAAATGGTATTATGCCTTTATTGATAGGGTAGAATACGTTGCTAACGAAAGCAGTAGAATTTATTTTACTATTGACGTTATGCAAACTTGGTTTAATCAGGTAACGTTACAGCCTTGTTTTATTGAACGTTCTCATACAAATACTGATGAAATTGGTGATAATATCATCAATGATGAACTGGATACAGGACCATATATTGACGATATTCAGCAGTACATTGACTTTGATAAGCGTATCTGTATTGTTACCACATTCGATAAGCCTGAAAAAGATTCCGCTCCTGCATCTGGCTCTTTACGATTTGGTATCTATTCAGGCTGTAAAGAAAACTTTTTTACTACAGCAGAATCCGCTAACGCTTTTATTGCTAAGGCTGTAGAAGCAGGGCAAGCACCTGATGGCATTTTGGGAATTTATATGGTTCCCCTTACATTTGATAGTGGTAAGTATGATAAGACTTTTGTAGTTCCTAATAATGTAGCTGGTTATGTCCCTAAGAATAATAAACTTTTCACATATCCTTATTTTTACCTCCGCTATTATTCCACACAAGGCGATAATCATGTTTTTCGTTTTGAACTTGGAGATAGAAAGAAAAGTCTGCATATCGGATACAATATAATGTCAAATGCCGGACAGACTACAGCAATGTTTGCAGCAGAGGATTATAAAGGCTCTACTGGTTATAATCAGGAAGATGTATTTGCAATTAGCAACTGGCCTACTTGTGCTTATAATACCGACATTTATAAAGTTTATGTAGCACAGAACTCTAGTTCCATGGCTGTTGAAAATGCAGGTTTGGTAGCTGGTACAATGTTTGCTGGTATTAACCTGCTGACCGCTCCAGCAAAAGATGTACAGTCCATGTCTGGTAAACATCCTTCTCTTTTCCCTGAGAATACTTATGGAGCTATTGAAGGCTTAGCCAATCAAATGCTTAACATTGCTGGCACGCTTGCAAAACGTGATGATATGGACAGATTACCACCACAGAGCCATGGTTCTGTAAGTCCTTATTTCCGTTTTACTGATTCTGGTATTTTACCGACAAGTGATGCAAGTGCACCATATGCTATGGCTAGTTATCATCATGTTACTAAAGAATTTGCAAAAGTTATTGATGACTACTGGACTATGTTTGGTTATCCCATTCACCAAGTTCAGGTTCCTAACATTGATTCTCGAAGAAACTGGAATTATGTTAAAACACAAAACTGTTGCTGCTTAGGTGATGTTCCTGCGGATGTTTCTACAATGATTAACGACATCTTTAATCGTGGTGTTACATTCTGGCATAATCCCGGACTTGTTGGAAATTATGAAGCAGACAATTCTATCTATAAACGTATTCCGGAAGTAGGTGAGTAAATGAGTAAACGTTCACAAAAACCACAGCCACCTTGGATTGATTCCTATGACTTAACTAGGGCAACTTATGCTAATTGGTTTAATCGTCTGTATGATGTAGCACTTGCAAGATTCAAATGGGAAGGACTTGAAGATTCTCCTTTTTTGGATGAACGATTCATTGAACAGTTCTTGTTCTGGCAACCTTTAATGGCTGGCTATCATGACCCTGTTATGGGCAACTTGATTCTTCCTGCTATGCCCAGTGATAACTTTGACATTATTGGTGACCCTAAATATGTGCGTGCCTATGGCTACAATTCTAATTACCAGAAAACTGGCCTTAATAAACAAAACTGTGCCTATCTTTGGTGTAATATGCGCCGCTCCCCTGATGTTATTATCATTAAACAGTTCGCACAACGTCTTACCAATATAGACAGAACGATTGACTTAAACCTTGCTGCACAGAAAACCCCCCGAATTGCTTATGCAAATGAGAATACGAAACTTTCTGTACAGAATATGGTGTATCAGCAAGATAAGTATGACCCTTGGCTGTATGTTAAAGGCAATCCCTCTACTGATGATATTAAGAACATGGTGGGCGTTCTTGATTTAGGCGTTCAGTATATTGGCTTACAGTTAGAGCAACAGAAAAAAGAAACTCTTGCGGAAGCTCTTACCTATTTAGGTATTGAAAGCAACTACAATATGAAAGCAGAGCGGCAGTTTACTACTGAAGTTCAGATGACCTTAGGTCAGGTAGAAGCAGACCGTCTTTCTCCATTGTACTCTCGTCAAAAATTCTGCAAGGATTATAACAGGCTTTTTAATACCAATATCTCCGTATCTATGCGTTCCCAGCTTGAACTAACTAAGATTATGGAGGGGCGTGAGGATGAAGAGAATTTAAGCGATACCAATATTGAGGATGGTGAGAGCAATGAGTAAATATACAACTCAAGTGCGCTTTATCTGTGAATCAAAAGCAGGTATTGTTGAACCTTACGCCAATGTTTCTTATTCAGAAATTATTGAGCGTGCGCGTCCTAAAATCTTCAATTTTAGTTATCCTATCTGGAATGAGAATAAACGAAAAGAGCTTGAAACAAATATTCTTAAGCATTTCTATACAAATGAAATTGGTTCTGAAACTTTTGGCCTTTGGCAGCTGCGTCTAGATGATTGGATGAACAGCCATATGCCTTATTACAATCCCCTCTTTGAAGCACTTGATAAGCAGTATGAAATGTTCTTAACTGATGACTTTTCCATTACCAGTGATGAAAATACTGAACATCATGATGTGAATACAGAGGATAGAACCAAGAACAGTAAGGTCAATATTGACGGCACCAATAATTCCAATTATACTTCCAATTCTAACAGCAATGGAGAGAATACCAATACTCACACTGATACTCCACAGGGTAGTCTTGATAATTTTCTTGCTGGTAAGTATATGTCGGATGCTGACCATAGTGAGGCAAGTTCTGCCAATGATTTTAGTTATAATGCCAATTCTAACAGTAATAGCAATACCACTCAGGATGATAAAAACAATACAAAAGAAAATCGTGATGGCAATGAACATCGTGTTCTTGATCATGTAGAAAAAGGTTATCGTGGCCGCTCTCTTGTATCTATTATGAACGATTATATGAAAGAAAACACGAATATCTATAATTGTTTATATAGAGATATGGAAGTTCTGTTTATGCGTTTATGGTAAAGAGGTGATCAGGTTTGAAGTACAATCCTTTGGACAAACTTTTCCGCTCTGTGATTCCTGTTGCCTATGATGATAGCATTAGTTACTATGAAATGGTATCTAAGGTTATCGAGGTAATGCAGCAGTACATTGAAACTAATTCCATTAGTTATGCAGACCCTATTCAGTGGGATATTACCAAACAGTATCCTCGTAACACAGTTGTTGTCACTGTCAATGGTGATGGCTATTTGAGCACTCAGCCTGTACCTATTGGCATTGATATTGACAATAAAGATTATTGGACTAAGATTGGTAACTTCTCTGAACTCTGGGGAAGTGTTAAGCTTGCTATCACTCCTGCTGATGAAAAGCTGAAAACTACTGCAAGTGCTAACCGCAATATTAATGACCTTGTTTGGCTTAATAATGATTTGTATGTTGTTACAAAAGCCATGGATGTTGGTACACGTTATATTGAGGGTACTAACTGCAAAAAAACTGACATTGCTGAACAGCTAAACGACCTTAATACTAAGGTTGAGAATAATAAGTCTAGTGTTGATGATTCTATTAGGAAAATCAATACTGATATTGAAAACATTAACACTAATCTTAATAACAAGATTGATAACATTAACACTAATCTTAATAAGAAGATTGATAAAGACACTGTTGGAAATCTTGACCAGACTGTTAGTGGGAATATGAATCAGACTGTTGACGGTAATAGAACAGTAACCGCAAATAAAGTAGAAATCTTTTCTAAAGGTGGAAAAGCGTTTACTGCTCATTCGGGTGTTACTTCGGTTGGTAACACTACAGTCCCCACATATATTTATGGTAATCTAATGTTGGCATCAGCCCGTGAAACAAACATTGATGATAATTATGCTTATGTTTCTATAGGAACCGCTACAAACCCTAACACAAAATTTTTAACAAGTCGCACTGGTAAGATTCTTAGTTTTGTTGAGCCATCCCCTGTTAGCATTGAAAAATATCAGACGCTGAAAAAAGACGGTACTGATGACATTACTGCTACCATTAACACTCACACTAAGAATGAACCTCTGTTTATTCCTGTTGGTACTTATAAGATTAGTGCTCCATTGCAGCTGAAACATAGCCTGTATGGTGCCGGTTCTTCTCGTGACCCTGCGCGTGGAACCAGTGATACTATCTTACAGTATACTGCTAATCCAACTGCATTTGGCAGTCAGGGTGTTATTACTGTATCGGGTGATGACGTAAGTGGTAATATTGTTATTGCTAATTTGGACATTACTTGTAGTGGTATGATTGGTGGCATTGTATTTACTACCAATAAATATACTGATAACAGCATTTACAATGTAAGCATCAATAAGGTTAAGTCCTATGGTGTTTACTTGCAGCCCAACAATAGCACTCTGAACCGTTACTGCTATATGGATAATGTAATGGTATGGGGATTTAGTGATAATACTCCTGTGGAGCGTTGGACTGGTTCTGTTGCATTTTTCTGGGGTAACAAAGCTCCTGACTGCGAATGCAATAACCTTGTTAATATGGTATGTCAGGTTGGCTTTGACTGCCGTACTAATGTATACGGTTGCAACTGGACTAGCTATACTGGTATTCCCTCTGGCGGTACAGGTGGTGCTAACGCTAATACTTGGTGGAGTGACTCAATCGCTTGCAAAGTTACTAACAATGATATTCATGTTACTAACTTCTATGCAGATACTTGCAAGTATGCTTTTGTATTCGATGGTCCGGGAAAAGCAGCAGCTTACATCAATAATCTGATTTATTCATGTAATGACGGAACTGCTACTACTGTTACTGGTTATGCAGCTGTCGCTCTGATTGGTACCAGTCCTAATCCACAGTTAATTGTTAATGGTGGCGTTATCAATCGTTCCGCTAAGGTTAGTACTACTGTTCAGACGATTGGTACTTATCCTGTTACTAATGCTGTATGTAAGCTTGATGATGTTTACATTTATACAAAGCGTGAATATGTCTTTGGTACTGACGCTGTAAAACGTAGTCAGTATATCTGCGCAGCTGGTGAACATCGTTGCATTGACTTGGCTATTACTAACCAGACGCAGTATACGGTTGATGGTCAACACGTAACCGGCGACCCTGAACAGTACAAGGCATTTGCATTTATTCCCATTCCTTCCGATGCTTATGCTTCACAGGGTTCTATCCGTGTGATGGATAGAAATGACATTGATTTTACTGTTTATCTTAGCAATAACCCTAAATCTGGTGAGTTGTTTGCAATTAGTGCTGTTGATAATCGTCAACTTAATAAGACCATTTATGAAGCGCCCGTAGGTGTAGGAAAGACTGTTACTTGTGATGTAGTTAATGACTTGGATCGCCTTTTTTATACTAATGATGGTAACGCAATTATTCTGTATTTCAAACGTCCTGCATCTTATGGTGTAACGGTTCAAGTTTCTGGATTTATGGATGGTAACTCCCCTGTAATTCTTGACCGTATTAGAAATGAAGATGGCACTCCTATAGATTATCCTCGTTGGGATAATAACAATGGCATGACTGCTATTAAGGTTCTTCGTCCTAAGATTAGGTAACTAATAAAACACCCCTAGGTGGTTATCCACTTAGGGGTGCTTTTACTTATTTAGAATGGCAAATTATCGTCAATGTCAGGCGGCAATTCATTGGGGAGCTTGTCAGTCATCCTCACTTTCATCATCTTCCTGCAAGGAATCAAAAGCGTTAAGAATAGAATCGCTCATAACTTTACGAAATTCCTTGGTGATGGGGTAGCAAATATCATGCCATTCATCTTTCTTATTCTTAGCGCTGGGCATTGCAACAAACAGACCTTTGCTGCCGTCCATAATCTTGATACCAGTAATGCAAAATACGTTTGCAAGCGTAACAGAAACCGTAGCACGGCAATTAGACTTTTTGTTGTGAATGGGGAAAATACGAATGTCAGTAATGACGGCAGAAGTGGACTTAGCGGATGCTTTCTTGTTAGTGTACATAGTTAGTTCTCCTTTGTTAAATAATGATAAGTAAGGAATTTATATTGAGGACAGTTTTTATACTGGCCGCAACAATCAGTTTTAAGGCTGTACTCTTGGCGCGACACTCTCATACCCTCACAACGAATGTAATTTGTGGTATGAGAAATATAATAAGGGCATGTAGCTCTTCTACTGATTCTATAAGAATCTCGTTCTTTCAATTAAATCATCTCCTATCACTCCATTCCCACTGGAATATACTTGCAGGATTGCCGTCAATTAACATGGCATATTCTTTGTCAGATTGCACTTTATGATAAGTTCCATAAAGTTCTTTATCATTTTCATCATGGTTTATGCTAACAACTTCAGGCAAATAATCTATATAGGATTCTCCACGCAATGAATAGCAGAATGAATAATACATTCTATTAACAGGACTATTTGTTGAGCGTAATGTATAACCACAAGGTTCAAGCACAGTTACAGAGTATTCATCTAGGTGGTCTGTTTCTCCATTATCATCTGTAAAATCTCCTATAATATGTGTTCCGGGAGTTTTACGGATAAGCTTCTTATTTATGGATTCATCATAACTGATATTAGGACGAAAATATTCTTGAACTAGATACTCAAAATCTTCATCGTTTACTATTTGCGTAAACAATTCGGAAAGCTGCTTCTTGCTTGCACCTGCTACAGTAGCCTTAACTTTTAAGTGTTTATCTGCATCTAAATATGTTGCGCAATAGCATTTACTTCCCCATGTTACAAAATCCTCATAGTGACCATCAAAGTCCATAATTCCAAAGTTGTAACAATCTTTATTCTCACTGTTATTGAGAATATTCTCATTGAATCTATCAACGGCCTTTTGAACGTTCTCATTGTAACCTACAAAATAACCGCTGTCTGTATCATGATAGAGAGGTTCAATACCTTGGCTTAATACTAGATAGAGCATAAAGCAAATAAGGTGCAATCTACTGTAAGCAACTGTGTATAGACCATCTGTGAAAATATTTAGGGAATTTCTGGATTTAAGAAACTTAACCCCAGTTGGAATCCACTCAAATTTATCACCGTCCCCCTGTACGCCAACTTCCTGTCGCAATGGCTTCATAGCTGAACATCCATACTGACCATTCAGTCCACCTTTGCTTGCCATTAAGGCGAAATGAACTAAATCTTTGTTATGGGTATTCATAATTTCTTGTGCTACAGAATCATCATAAAGCTTCAATCCCTCAAATGTAAAATCGTTTAACGTTTCTACATGGTTGGCAACTTTATGCTCAAGTTTTTTGAATCCTGTCTTTTGGCGTGCGTAATATTTAACTGTATTGCGTAACGGTTTGTTAATAAACTTATGGGCTGTTGCGTAATAAAGTTCATCACATTCTGAACTACTATAATCATAAAGCATTTGAATTAACATAAAGTCAATATCGCAGCCATGAAATACAAGTTCATCCGCTTTGACTACTTTACCATTGTCAAAGTTACCATTTTTAACATTTGTGCATTTGGACGTACTGATATAACTGTAAATGCAGTTACCAAAATCCTTAGCGTTAATATTATAAAAGGTAACATTAGCCATAAAGTTATATTTTATTGGCCTTTCAAATAAGATTGATTCACGGTATGCTGCTTGGAGGACTGAATAGAATTTAACATCTTTACATCCAAATAGCTTAATCCGCTGATCGGGATAATCAAAGAACCCTGAGTTAGCGCCGCTTTCGCATCCAGATAAGAACTCATAGTTTGCAGACTGAAAATTTTGGTAACATTCATTAGGATTAACCTCTTTTCTCCACTTGTAAGGGAAACGCCTACCATACATTGCTGATGGGTGCATAGAACTTGCATCAAAGCACCATACATCCTTAAATATTTTACCTACTGCATAAGGATTAGCATGAGTATAACCACCTGCAAGACAGTCCTGAAAGAACTTCATAAATGGTTCATTATTCTTAAGTTCTATTGCCGCTGTGAATTGTGCAGTATGAACTTCTTTATCGGTAGCGATATTTCTGTTAAGCCTTGTTTCACGCTTAATCATTGATGTGTTAGATACTCCAATATCTGATACTGTATCAACTTTGGTGAAGTTAGCCATGTATCTACATAGTGCATACAAGACTAGCTTGCAGTCACGTTCATTGTAAATGTATTCAGAATCAGGTAAATCTGACCACCAATAATATTTTTGGTCATAACCGCCTTTAACTTCTTTAAGTTTAGGAACTCCAAGCTCTGTACCGATAAGCTCAAGACTTTTACATGAAAGAATCTTGAAGCTATCATAAAATTCAAGATGGTCAAAAGCTGCTACTAATGGCTGGTGCGGAGCAACTGCAATGAAACGCTTAGGATTAAAGTTCTTAATACAGAAATTTATGTTACGCATCATTGCTTCAAATTCATAGCTCAAGTTATGCACAAAGATTTTGACATACACATCATTATTCTTAGCATCCTCATTGATTCTCTCAAATTCTGAAGAAATTGAATCATAAGTTCTAAAGAAATTATAATTCATTTCATTCTCAAAGTCACTAAATGGTGCATGAGGTATGGGACGATAAGCAAATGAAGCTAGGCCGTGAAGATAAGTGCTTTGCAGATGCTCTTTAAGTTCATCCTCACCATATATTAAGGATGATGTTTCAATATCATAACAATATATAATAGTTGAATACTTGTGCTCATTACGCTTTCTCACATACAGCACCACCTTCTTTCATTCGTGAATATTACCACAAATTATACTTAGATGCAAGTTCTGCGAATTCTTCATAAGCTTTTTTATGACGCTCTATAAAGTTTTCATTACCCTGTGTAATAGACCTAAGTTTATCACTTGCATCAACCAGCACTTTACCAATCTGGTCGGAATTTCTTAGCAAATTGTCATATTCTGCATAAGCTCTATCCATATCTGCTAAAGTATCAAGTCCTAGCTTTTGACCCAATGTACATAATTTTTTCAAATCGTCTGGGGGAATATCCCTGCTATAGGTACCCATAAGATTGTTAAGAATACTAGAAATTGCTCCCCATTTCTTTTTACCAAAATAGGCATCTGGATTCCTAAGAATCTTATATGTAGCATCACTATAATTAAATACATCCTCAAGACGATTAGCTACTCTCAATGACCTGTAACTGTTGTTGACAGATTTATTTAATGATTTAATATGCTCTGAATATTTAGATAGATACTCTTGCATAAGCTTTTGTGATGTTTTATCTTCAACATTATCGGCTGCATCAATAAGGTCGTTATACAATTTTTCAGCTTCATCAAGAGCAGTATTAGCAGTAAATTTCAGAGCATTTGCAATATCAGGAGATTGCCTACCTCTAAGACTTTCTTTAAGCTCACCTGTCACAGTTATACCTGCTTTTCTGGATTTACGCCTTGTTGCGCCTATCTTTTTCAGTAGCATAGTTGCTTCGGCTTGGCGCTTAAATGTTTTATGGTTTTGTGCCATTGCGCTTAGATTCCTCCTAACGTACATCAATATATGCAAGCTGCAATAAATTACAGAATTGATACAAACCACAAGTGGAATTAAAATATCCTCTAGGTGGACAAGGAATCCTAGTTAAGCAATGAGCAATAGAAATTCCTAATTGGTTTAAATATAGGTCATCGTATTTATCAAGATGAAGAATCATAATCAAAACTCACCTCTATTTATAAGCTCTTCTTTAATATCATTATCATAACGATCAAGGAGATAACACAACTCTCTAAGCTGACAATCTTGGCAATCCTTATCCATGAAGTGTATTAACCATGAGGGACAGGCTTTAATGTACCAGTTATCGCATAGTTTATTAAGTAATGTAAGAGTTTCTGTATCTAGGTCTTTAATTGTCATAGTAAACACCCTCCACGTTTTCAGGCCAAACAGAATCTGAGCAATCGACTACAAAATATTGATTGAATGTACAATTAGAACTTGGTGCTACAGAATAATAAACTACTCTGCCATTATGTTCTACAATATTTACAACCTTACCAATTTTAGCAATGGTAATTGCTCTTTTCTCTTGTCCATCTCCATAGAAATAACCATATTCTCTTACATTGTATTTAATGATTGAGCCTATGGGAATAGGATGAATGGGAACATCATAACGCATTGTATCAGCTCCTAACATAACACTATTTCAACGCCAATATCAATTACTTCAAAAGATTTGAATTTATAATAAGCAAAGCAGTATGGCATATCCTTAAACTGTCCTGCATATACAGTTTTATCTCCAACTTTAAGTATCAAATTTGTCCGATAATGAATATTCCTACATACCCTAATTAAATCTTTTAATAACATTTATTTCACCTCATTTGTATAAAAATGCGCTGCTTTTAACAGCGGCGCATATTTTTGGATTAGTATTGGTTTAGTGCGGATGCAATAACACTTGCAAAATCATCTTCAAGATTCTTTTTGGCGGCGCGCTTGCTAGTCCTTGAATCGTTATATAATCTAATGGTAATTGGGTAGTTCCATCCGGCTTGATATTCGCACCGAATCCAATTTCTGAATTTTACAATATGCTGTACCGTTGTGCTGCTATAATAACCGAATACCCACAAAATACCAGTAGAACGCTGATAGGCGGCAACTATACTTGAATAACTTTTTAATACCGTAAAATCAAAGCATCATTTTCCCAAATCCAAGCCTTGCAATTATAAAGCTGTTTTTCCTTTCCTCTTCTAGCGTTATTATAGGCATCAATAACGGCTGCCACAATTTCCGAACGTGTATTGTAAATCATTTTGAAAACACCGCCTTTACAAAGTCATCAATGGATTCATTCGCATTGTTCATATCGTGCAAAATGGTTGGTTTGTGAATGCTGGAAAAACCGGACGCAATAAAACCACTCTCACAAGCGCGGAATATATCAACACTGCAATAAGCTGTATCAACAAGACCGCAATTGTCAAATAATTCACGCTTGATTTTGAATCCGTTGTCAATACCGGATTTGCTAGGCTTGATTGTAATAAGTTGCATTTTCATTTTTATACCCTCTTTTAATTTATTTTGGCTTTATGCCATATGGAACCGGGCTTTAATGATGAACCCGGCGGAACATTAAAATTTACTGTTGACTAAGTGGGCGGTCAACGGGAACGGCAACGACATTGAATACTTCGCGCGGAATGCCCAAAGTTTTTTCGTCTTTGGGCTGAACATCCAAAACTTGCCACTTAGTGCAAGGCTCAGCGTTATGCAAGGCTTTTTCGACCTTCTCCGCATCAAGAACACCGTCAAACTGTTTTACAATTTCTCCAGTTTCAACGGAAAAATCGTCATTTAAACGCGCGTATTTTACGCGGGCAACCGTGCCAGCCCTAACAGTACGAGAAACGCAAGCGGTGCTCTTGGGCTTGTCATTAATCGGGCGCGTGATTGTAATAGTTTCGGTGTTTTCGGCTTCGTTCGTGGTTTTTTCGATTTTCCAATTTGTCATGGTGAATACCTCTATTTTATGTTTTTGTTTTGGAATGGGATTTTCTTTATTTCCCTTTCCTCTTTACAATTATATTATAACATGCACTAAAAATAATACCATGCAATTTTGTTGCAACTTATATGAAGAAATGTCTCCTGTTAAATTAGTAACAATCGCTTTAGTGCTTTGAAGTGGTAAAGTGTATGCTATTCATGAAATGGGCATTGCTACACATATAAGCGCTTTAATGCGGTAAAGTGCAGGCTAATCATGCAACGCCCGACACTACATATATAAGCGCTTTAATGCTTTGAAGTGCTAAAGTGTGTGAATAATTTAACAATTGCTTTAGTGGACTAAAGTGTTAATTATTTAACAATATACCAGTTAGAGATGACTAACTATACCATATGTGAAAAATTTAACAAAGGCTTTAGTGGACTAAAGTGTTAATTATTTAACAATATATACCAGTTAGAGATGACTAACTATACCATATGTGAAAAATT